AGCCCAAAGCAGAATATTTCATCCCATTGGTTGTCAATAACCTGACAACTACCGGCAAAGCAAGCTGCGAAGTTCTGGACACTACTGCAAAATGGTTTGGTGTGACATACGCAGCCGACCGTCCTGCAACAGTCGAGAAAATACAATCGCTTGTAGATGCAGGCGAATATCCCGAAAAACTATTCTGATAGCGGATATTTATAAATGATAAAGGCGACCATAACGGACTGCCCCTTTTCGGAAGTGAATAACACATTATTTCCGAATTAACTGATTGACAAAGTGTTAAGTTGTTTGACGGTGAAACGACTTTTCGTTAAAAAACCGTTTAAACCTTTATTTTACGAAGATTCTACTCTTCTCATGTAGTCTTCTATGTAGTCTAAATTAAGACCAAATAGTGCTACCAAGTAAAATAAAGTAACAACTTAACACTTTGTCTTTTTATGTACACTATTAACATCAAGGGAAAGCCAAATCCCAAAGACCCATCAATGGTTAAGTTGGAGATGATTTTCTTCAAAACCAACTATCCACGAGTAACCAAGGTCGTTAATGTTACCGGTCTATTGGCAGACTGGGACGCCAAGTCGCAAAGTTTCAGAGTAGGAAGTGCTGAGGCTACGGCAAAGAACAAACTCCTCTTCGACCTCAAAACCAAATATTACCACAAAGCTGACGATTGGGAGATTGAAGAACGCAATTGGTCGCCTGTTGAACTATCTCATGCTTTTGATGAAGCGGAACAAATTCAAGCTGAGGTACGAATTAAATCAGTGCTTCAAATGATTGATGCTTTGGAAACACGCTTTAGAGAACGATTAAGAGTTAAGAATGGTCAATTAGTCGATAGTTCCAATAATGCCAAAGTATATGTAAGATTGCGTAAACAGCTGACCGCATTTACAAAGGAAAAATACGGGCGAGCATTTTCAACATATTATTTTATAGACATAAACGAGCAGTTTTTACTTGACTTCGCTTTCTGGACAAAGGAAAATGGAATCCGCGAAGGCAATAAGGGAAATCTGACAGGTAAACTCCGAAGATTGAGAGCTATTTGCAATTATGCAAAGAAGGAAGGAATGTATGGTGTTAGAATGGAGGCTTTTGACTGTCTAGGAGAAGATATAAAGTGGCCTGAAACCACATCGCGAGCTGTTCCTGAAAAAGTGATGAGAAAAATTGAGAAAATTGATCGTACTCTATTCTCTCAGAAAGAACAATTTTGTTTAGACTTATTCCTCTTCAGTTATTATACTGGTGGTATGGCAAATGTTGATGTTTGCAATCTCACCTGGGATATGATAGAAGATGACCGTATTGTATATGAACGAATGAAGTTTCCTAAAAAGGCTAAACCAATTCTGTTACAAAAGGCGAAAGCCATACTTAACAAATATAAAGGTATGGGATATGAGAATTATGTATTTCCTGTTTTTAGTAGCAAACACGATTCGACGTCAAAAAAGACTACACGAGTGAAGCAATTATCATCCCGTTTGTCTAAGACTTTGACAAAAGCCTGTAAAATACTTCGCATAAAAGAGAATGTTACTTGGTATTCAGCTCGTGGTTCGTTTATCTCGAAGATGGTGGATGCTGGCAATAACCCCTATGTGGTTGCTGAAATGGCGGGTAATAGTCCGTTGACAATCTACAAACATTACTATAAGAATACTCGAAGAGAGGAAATCAAGCGCGAAATGGAATCTATTTTCTGATTTTGTGTTATCTTTGCAGTTGAATTCTAAAACAATAGACACTATGAAGGAATTGGTAGCAAAAATCAATGAGGCATTCGAGGCATTCTCAAAGGATGCTGCGTTGCAGGTAGAGAAGGGTAACAAGGCTGCAGGAACTCGCGCTCGTAAGGCTTCATTGGAGCTTGAGAAGTTGATGAAGGAGTTCCGCAAGGTTTCTGTCGAGGCCGGCAAGAACTAATCTCTCCCTCATTCGTGTAGCTGGACTACACACCACATAGTTATAGAAGAAAGCGTTAGCTTTTGCTTTGCACCCCTAAATTCTGGTAAAATTTATGAACTCGCAAGGCGAACAGTTAATGCTCACGATTTGCGTGGGCTAATCTGTTTGCGAGTTTGGTTTACCAGAGCCATGGGTGCAGCAGGTTATGTCCCACGCTCTTCGTTTTGGCAAATATCGTGCTCAAAGGGACATTGAGCCACTAAATAAATTCGGGGCAATGATATTAGATGAACTATTGGCAATACCTGCAGATGCTACCACTGCTACTATTCAGGGTGTAGAGATGCAGGTTATCTCAGCAGAACAGGCAGACAAGATGCTTGAGGCGGACACAAATGATGAGAAGACTCACGAGTGCATCTTGAAGAACGGACGATTCCTATTTGAGTCGGAGAACGGAGAACTCAAAGCACTATACAAAGTACAAGATTAAGGGCATCAATCGATGCTCTTTTTTTTATTATATAAACTTCAATCGCGTCTTTTCTCTACTCTTTCAATAAAAAGAATAGAGTATGAAACTATCGTTAAGACGCAAATTCAAGGGGTCGAAATATACTATCGGTGACCTCAGTATCGACGGCACATTTTTCTGTAACACTATCGAGGATGTCATTCGAGAACTTCCCGATAGTTGTCCTAATACCTCGCGCTGGATTCCGTGCAAGTGCAAGGAGAAGGTCTATGCTCGCACCGCAATTCCAACCGGCATATACAAGGTTACTTTGGAGTATAGCCCGAAGTTCAAGCGCAAGATGCCGTATCTTCACGGTGTCCCTCACTTCTTGGGTATTCTGATTCACTGGGGCAACACTGAGGACGATTCGGGAGGTTGCATCATCGTTGGTGAGAACTCCGTTAAAGGCAAGGTCATCAACTCTCGAGCGACCTTCAAGAAACTCTATGCCCTTCTCGAAAAGGAGAAGGATATTACCATTGAAATCTACTAAGCAATGGCGGTCAATAAACTCAAAGCACCGCGCAATATCCATATCGACTTCAGCCCCTCCCCTCGACAGTATGAGTTGTGGAAACTTCTGCAACCCAACTACTGCCCACATTGTGGGGCCGAGATCGAGCAGGTTCTTGTTGGCTATGACCAGCAGAGAAATCCCCAATATAAACCGCAGTGTAAACATTGTAAGTCGCAGAATCTTCCCCAGCTAATCTTGGGAGGCGGAGCCGCCGGTGGTGGTAAGTCGTATGTAGGTAGCGTATGGCTCGTCTCGTCGTGTATGCGCTTCGAGAATATCCGTGCGGTTGTGGCCCGTAAGACTCTCAAATCGCTCAAAGAGTCCACTTGGAATACCATCAAAACCATCTTGAAGGACTGGGGTTTGAAGGAGGATGTGAACTACAAGATAAACAATCTCGAAGGTACTCTCACATTCTGGAACGACTCGGTTATCATTATGAAGGAGATGGCCGACATTCCGTCCGACTCCAACTTCGAGCGTTTTGGTTCTTCGGAGTACACAATCGCAATGGTCGATGAGGTGTCGGAGATTTCTGAAAAGGCAGTCGAGGTGCTGTTCTCGCGTCTTCGTTGGCGTACCCACGAGACCTTCAAGACTCCACGAATGCTGCTTACTACCAATCCAACTATCAACTGGGTGCGTAGTCGTTTCGTTCAGGATGAGAATGGCGACAAGGTGGTTTGTCGTGAGGGAGAGGCTTATGTTCCCTTCTCGGTGTTTGACAATCCGAACATCGCATTCCGTCAGGTCTATGAGGCTGCTCTGAATAAGATTCGAGACCAGGCAACAAAGGAGCGTTTGCTCTATGGTAACTGGGACTTTGTGGAGGCGAATGATATGGCCATTTATAATCGCTTTGATGGAGCAAAGCATCTTATCACAAACCTAAAGGAGAAGGTCTACGACCCGACTAAACCGCTTATCACCGTATGGGACTTCAATGTGGCTCCACAGATGTCTGTTCTCTCGGCACAGATAGACTACGACAACAAGAAGGTCTATATCCTCGAAGAGATACTCGGTAATCCCGAAGACAAGGAGAATAACACGCCTGCACTCGCTCGTAAAGTACGATTTAAACTCTATCGAGACAAGCATATAGGCGGTGTAGATGTTACGGGCGACCCGTCAGGATTGCAACGCTCAACGACCAATGAGGATGGCATCAACAACTACACAATCATTGTGGACACCTTTGGCAAAGGTATTCTGCGTCCAAAGGTAAAACTACTCCGCAAGCAGCCGCCACAGGTCACACGATGCGAGTTTGTCAATGAGGTTTTCGATGGCTACAATGGCTGGGATATCCAAATAGACATTAAGTGCCGCAAACTCACTCAGGACCTTATCTACCAACTCCGCAACGAGGATGGCACAAAGAGTAAGCAGAAGACGACAGACCCTAAAACAGGCGTAAAATATGAGCGATACGGGCACCTTTCAGATTGCCTCGATTACTTGCTCTGCTACTACCTGCGTGATAGCTGGTACAAGTACAAGAGCGGTGGCGATGGTAACGGATATGTGGTATCGACATCGGTAATAAGTGAAGGATTTAACTACTAAACGGAACAGATATGTACAGACGATTTCTAAATAATAGCGACTACTTGGGTATAATCACTCAGGAGGCCTTGCAGCAACTCACTCGTGGCAACGATGAGCGATTTATCCAGGCCGAGCAATCGGCGGAGATGAGCATCGTAGAGTACCTCTCAGAGAACTACGAGGTGGAGAAAGAATTAGCGAAGGGAAAGTATATTGCCGACTATGACAGGCGTATTACTTACCCCGTAGGAGTGCATATCTACTTCGATGGGCAGATACACGAGGTTATCCGCTCCATAAGTGGTTATCGCAAGCCTGCAGCGGTGGTCTATTGGGAGGAGTCAACCGATATCAATATCGATGCTTCGCAAGTTCCGCTGTACTCGCAATTCAACACCTACTATCCGGGCGACAAGGTGAATTACAATGGCGTGGTTTATCTCTGCCTATCGGAGAATGGCTATAAGTTCGATGATATTCGCATCCCTATGGTTGGAGGTTGGATTGAGGCAGAGACAACGCTATGGCAACCTATCGACTATCCTTTGTGGACTGTTGTAGAGTTCGAAGGGGCATTCTATACATTGATGACGCTCGATGGCTTTGACAACAATATCGATCCACTAACGTCAGATTGTTGGGGCGCGATTGCAGACTACGACTCGGCATATAACGACTACGAATTGTCGGACCACGAATATGTGGTCTATGAAGGGCGTATATTCTATCCCGAAACAGATGTCAATGCAGATGTACCAGAACTTGGTAACAACCTCTCGCTTCACGACCCACGCAATTACAATCTCAAAAAGCATATGGTGCGCTTGGCAGTCTATGAGCTCACGAAACTCATCGCTCCGAACAATGTGAGTGCTGTGCGTATGCGAGACTATGAGGACTCGATGAAGTGGCTCAACGATGCGGCGAAACTTCGACTCAACCCACAAATTCCTCGTAAGGTCGATGAAACAAAGAAGCCAGTCACCGATTGGCAACTGGCTACATTCCAGAACGACTACGACCCATATCGCAACCCGTGGATGGTGTAGTTATTTTACCGTCACATTAGGGATATCACTCCACAGCGTAGTGTAGTGTGGAGATTGGCTCTCGCTTGATGTCTTTATCTTTCCGCTTCCCTGAACTGCCAACTTGATTGTCCCTTTTCCAAAGGTCGAGTTTATGGCATCTAATGCAGAGGTTATCTTGTGTTCTCGCTCGATAGCCTCTGTATCTTCAAACAGGGAGTGCATTACATTCTTCTCATCAATAATCTTGGTAGCGATAACGCCTGCCTTCTTATAGCCATAACCACTCTTGAATGACTTCTGCATAGCGTGCACTGCCTCAGTGATTATCGTTCGCAGGTCGGCAGTTGGTGTTACAAACGATACCAAAGCATTGGCGTATGTCTGCGGTGCGTCATCCTTGAAACGATTGGTGTAGGCAAAGACTACAATTTCCGATGTTACGGAGTGTTGTTTGCGCAACTT